ATCCCATTCCCTTACGTACAGCATTAAATAATTCTTTACTGTCTTTATATGATTTTGGCATTCCCTTGCTAAACAACTCCAAATCGTTATCAGCAGCAGCTACTCTTAACTTAGAGGCAGACATGCCGGAAACATCATCACTATCCGGATCCCTTTCACCAGCAGAGATTACTTTAATCTTGCCTTCAAATTGGTAGAACCCATGTCGTGCTTCTACTCCGTTGTACTTATTGAGTAGAATTTCAAATTCTTTTACTCTATCAGAGCCTGCAACCATAGTCATTTTAGTGAAACCCTGATCGTATAGCTTACGTGCTACATCAATAACCGTACGTGTATCCGTGTCTGCCATAATATTTCTGGCATGCTTCGGAAACATTTTACGTAGGAATTTTACTTTATCTCTGAATGGAAGAGGATTCTTCTTAGAGTCTTCGGATTTAGAAGCATATATTCTATACATGCCACCTTTGGAAACTTTCTTTAATGTGTCAAATAATTTTTCATGCCCAGAAGTCGGTGGATTAAATCTACCAAACACAATGGTGACATCGCCTTTTGCTTCTGTTACAAATTCACTAAACTTTTTAATCATCTTTACCCGCACCGCCCTTTTTCTTAGCTCTATCAGCTGCCTTTACTTTTGGAAGAAGTTTCTTTGCAATTTTATTTATTGCATTCTTTTTCATGGCTAGCTTCTTTTCGATCTCGTGCTTTTGTGCAAAGGATAGGTCGGCTTTAGAGCGACCTTTAAGAATTTTATTAAGTAAAACTTTCCTTGCTTGCATTTGAGCTCGACTTTTAAGCTGATCTGGGGATGCGAGTTTCTTAGCCGCTTTCTTACGGCCAAGCATAATTTTGGCTTTATTCTTTTTAAAGTTTACTTTGGCTTTCATACGTTGAGCTGGGGTCAAAGCTTCCAGCTGAGTATGTTCTTTAAAACTTAACATGCTTATCCTCGGTATCCCATTTAGTTGGGGTTATCCCAACCTTTTATAATATCTTTGCTAAAGTTGTTAGTAGAAAATTCCATTCTATCAACTAATTTAACAGCTCCACCGTCCATACGATCTATAGCAACAAAACCTTCAGGGTTGGTTACTTTAAATCCGGATTTAGTCTTAACAAACGTCCCAATTTTGTTTAGTTTGTTTAGTTTATTTATAATGATTAGTTTACTATCTACCACTAAATTCTGTAAATCAAAGATTAATTGTAAGTTTTTTAGGTTCTTTTTGTCAAAAAACTTTAATATTTCATCTCTTTTAGCTTCTTGGGTAGCCTTACCTTTCTGACTACTCCTTTTGTCAATCTGCTTTTGATATCTAGATTGAATAAACTTTATCATGCCATCAGCATGAGCTCGAGTATTAGTAATTTTTTCACCTGCTCTTACCTTAGTGTTATTATAGACATTAATCATAAGATTAAGTTCTTTATTGTCTTCAATAGTCTTTAAGGTCGAAGATGAGATTTTTCTAAATAGAGAACCTGCAGCCGACAGCTTGGCATTTAAAGCTTCGGTTTCTGCATCAGTTAAAGTAGCCGTGCCTGATAGATCGTCAAGTGTAGCGTCTTGCATCCACACATTAGATGATTGCTTTAACTTACCTGATATGTTACCACCAAACTCAGCTCTCATAGATTCAAATGTACCACCTGAATAGCTAGTGTGCCATACGATACCAACCTTAGCTTTCGATATTTGTCTTTCTATTGTTGATCCTTTTGGCACAGCATAGGCAATTGTATTAGGGTGAAAAACAACCATTCTCTGACCGTCGATTGTTTCGTTCTTTAGATCAGATGAATCAAACATGAAGTCACCTTGAATGACCCCTTTAATACCTACACCTTTTAGATTATCAAACGCTATTTTTAATTTCTTAGATAGATCGCCTGAAGTGTCTGCATCAATATCAGCATGAGACTTATAAATCTTTGGATTAGCGTTAAAGATACCTTTCTTTGCGACAAAGAATTGGCCGTCTGATGGATCTTCACCAGCAAAGATAGCAGGTGCACCGTCCCATTTAACTGTCACATCGACCGAAGAACTAGCACTACCCTTTAGCATATCACGTAACGAACGCAATGCCATAATGGCTTGCCGTGCACCAGAAACGCCACCATCGATGATTAGATCTTCGAGGTGAGTCATGTGCGTATTCTTACTAGATGCTTCCGATAAATAATTCTTTAACGATTTCATTAATATTCCTTATGTAAATAATGCTTTAAATTCTGACGTCATTTCAGCAGTAAAGTTTGGAGCTGCCCTGAAATTACCCTTATATCTTAACACAATGTGTGCTATTTGTACAGTGCCAATCATTAAAGTAAACTTAAGATTTGCAGCACCTGCACCAGGATCATATGCCTGTGTAGCACCTGGCGTTAAAACCATTTTAGCATCACCTTTACTGAATAGATCATCTATTAGAGATGAAGAAGATTCGATATCCTTATATTCACCTGCCTCAACGACAACTCCTTTACGAGCTCCATAATCACCAACCCCAGTAACAAGAGCAAAGTCAAAGTTAACTTTCTTTAATTCTTTTAGATCTGATTTAAAAATCAATTGGATTAACTGATTGGCAATTAGATCACTATTATCATTAATGGTTTTAGCCATAGTTTTAAATAGTGTTTTCTTACCTTTAAGTACTCTATTGACTAGATCATTCGGTATTCTTTGGATATATTGCTTCCAATTTTTAGAGGTGGGTCTGCTTTTCTTTAGCTCCTTTTGCATTTCAGGAGATAGAATTTTAAGCCTTTGTGCTACCTTAATGACATGAACATAGAATGCTCCGGCATCAGCATCAATTTGTGTTCTTAATTTATCAAACTTTCTATCAGCTAGAAGAGTGGTGAATGCTTTATTGATAAGAGTTGGATCACCTTCAGTAGATCTCTTCTTTTTCTTCAGCGAAATGCCGCAGTAACTCGAACCTTTCTTAATAATAAAATCGGAAGAGTTAAAGTCTTTCATTCCATATTTAGTTCTTTGGAATTCCTTAACATCATCGTCCCAGGCCTGGCCAGTAAGATAAAGCATATCAGCACCACCATAACCAGCTTTAATAATAGCATTTGCCGCGGATACAGCTTGACATAGATTGGAATAGTTACCCTCTAATGAATCTACTTGACCTTGCTTATAGCCTTTAACTTTTCTTAGATTACCCTTTACCAATTCAATTAAAGCATCCATTTCATCTGAGTTAGTGATATTGTGTGCTCTAGGGAATAAACATAAAGCCGCAGTCATTAATTCATGTGGATCATCGCCTAATGCACTTCGGCCACCTAATGGTCTAAGGTTAACATATACATATTTCTCTAAATCTTTATGGCCGAAAGCGTAGTCCTTTTCCTTACGAGAAGCAGGAACTTTATCCATCATTAGTTCTAAATCTGGATGTGCGTCAATAATATCTCGTGCGAGGCCCGCAAACTTTTCACGATCTTTATCAGGTGCTCTTTGACTAACGCCTAGTTTTCTTCCACTGTTTTTTCCAGGTCGCACATCTACTTCTATTTCTGTATTGATTGAGCCGATCTCATCGTCAATCTTAGAAAGAACAGACAACGCAAACGTGGTATCACTACCACTGTATTGCAAATCGTCTAAATCTTCAGGTAAAAAGGTTTTAAAGCTGCGCATTCTAAGTCCTTTACAAATAAGTTATTATTAATCTATTTATACTTTTTGAAAGCTGAACTCTACACTATATCCCTTATCTTTGAATTTATTATATGATTCCCATGCAGTTTTCTTAGAATCATACATGAACCTGACTTTAGTTGCGTCAGCTTGTTTTACTATGACAATCCAACTATCGAGCATGGACATAAACGTCAATCCTCTCGGCGTGTCTTATTGGTAGACATGAATCATAAGCTCTTGGACTACGACCATCAGCAATAGCTGCTGCTCTGCGAGGGCCGCGTGGCATTAAGGAAACGCGATACTTAGGTGTAACATCTTTCCAATCATCATAACCATGCTCACAACGATATTGATTCATTGTATCAGTTTGCTTAGCCATTTTATTAACAGCTTTAATTGAATTTCTCAACAGTTCAATCTGTTGCATGTCAGTAGCCGAATTTACATCAGCTGTAAAAATAAAAGAATTAGTTCTCATAATCAATACCTACTCCACTTCCTACATTCATTTGGTACCAGAATGATCTGGCTTCGTATTCATCACCGCCGAATAAATCGGCCATTTCTTCGATAAACTCATCGAGTTCCATCGTATCAACTGCATCAAATAATGCGTCCTTAAGTTTACTCATATTATACTCCTAAAAATCTAGAATCACGACCCATATCCATAGCCTCTGCTGGCCTATGGTTTACCAATTCCCAAAAATACTTATCTAGTACAGAGAAAGCTTCAATGGGAGCAATCCACTCCGTTCCATCTTCAAATGAAACGTAAGTTGATTGACTTTTTAACGCGTTGTTTAGAATATCTTCGTACATTATAAAATCCCCGTCCATCTAACATCTTCTTTGTTGTAATTAAAAATGTTACCTCTAGCAAAGTTAGTAGCTGGTTTGTTGTAACCAGCAGCCATCAGCATATCACCGATTTGAAATGGTGAATTAGTTTTGTTATCAATTTTGGTTTTCGGGGATTTCTTGACGATGAATCCAGCTACCGAAGATCGGTCGCCACTTCTTCTTATAAGTTTGATATAGTTGCGACCTTCTTCAAAGGTGTAATGATCGCTATGAATTGTATGCTCAAAACGATCATGTAGCTGCTTTTCCATAATGGAGATAAGCTCTTGAGTTTTTTCAATTAAGTCTTTCATAATGTAAATATCCTTTGATTAATTTATGGTACTATTATATCAACATATAAGGATTTTGTACAGGGTTACAAGAGACTAATCTCTTAAATTTGGTCTCAGCTTGGATCTTCAGATGCTACCGTGGTATAGATTCCATATAGTAAACCAGCCCAAGCTAGTAGGTTTGCAATACCACCAAATAAGATAACTGAACCACAGATGATCATAAGTGATGCGCCATCTAAAGTAGTTCTTTCACCGCTACGTTCTTTTAACCATTTTAACATAATATTCTCCTAGATTTTAAATTCAGCAAACGTGTCTTTATTCTCATTGTTACCCCACGTTGCTATTGGTTTGTCTGCCCCAGGATCCGATACAAGATCCTGTTGGGCAGACTCTTCTGCATCATATAATTTCATGCGGGAGCGATCAATACCGACTACGAATCTTTTGTACTTGGTAGGATCGTTATATCGGTTCTTTAGCTGTTTTACCATGATCTGGCCAAGTTCTTCAAGTTCCTCTGTAGATATAAGAGCGAACATTAAGTCTGCCGTAGCTGGTAAACCAAAAGATTCCGATGTATCTTCAAGTCCAACGTCAGTGTTACCAAAACCAGAACGTGTTGTCTGAGTAGCTGACATGATTGGAACATTGAACTCAACAGCAAGGCCTCGTAATTCTTCCGCGATAGCTTTGATGTAAGTGTAACTATTTATACTGCCACCCATAGCCTTCATACGACTTGAGGCGCAGATGTTTAGGTAATCAATATAAATCATATCTGGTTTAAAGTTCTTCTTCATTTTAAGTTCGTTCAGAAGTGCTCTAAAATGACCAGTATGAGCTGAGCCAGTTGGATATTCTTTAACGATTAGCTTACCAATATTAGCCTTTGCAATATTAGCAATCTTGTCTTTGAATACTTTTTCTGGCACTCGTTCGAGTTGTTCAATAGGTAAATCCATTAGGTTAGCATCAATACGCTCAGCGATACGTTCTTCAGCCATTTCCATAGTAATGTATAGAACATTCTTACCTTGCTGTAGAATGGATGCTGCGCAATGACACATAAACAAAGATTTACCTACACCAGTACCAGCCAAAGCGATATTCAGTGTTTTATTAGGTAACCCACCTTTTGTAATTTTATTGAAGTAATCCAAGTCAAACGGTATGCGATCTTCCTTTTTATTGTAAAATTCAAATCGTTCTGACGAGTTGTCAATGTAATCATGGCCAATAGCTTGATCAAAGGAAACACCGAGGGCTTCAGATAGAATCTCTGGAATAGCACCATCGGTTTTTTCTTTTTCGTTACCATCAATAATTTGAATTGATTCCATGATCGCGTTATAGACAGCACGATCACGGCACCATTTCTCAGACTCTTTAATTAGATACTCAGTATCGACATCAGTTTTCACAGCAATTTGATCAATAAGCTGATTAGCACTATTAAGTATTTCATCAGGTGCACTGATCTTACCTAGCTCAAGCTGTAAAACCTTTGATGTCGGAAGCTTGTTCGTTTGTTGAACAAACTTCACGATCATATCAAATACGGTCTTATGAGTACTTTCAAAATACTCAGGCTTAACGTAAGGTATTACTCTACGACAAAATTCTTCATTATTCAGTAGGTGATTCAGAATGTGTGTCGGTAGTTGGTTCGATATTTCCAATTTTTGCCTCTTTGTTTTCCAATGAATCTACTATGATGAAGTTTAACAGGTCGCCAAGATAATTATTAAAGTCTGAATTTGAGTCCAGCTCTTCAACATCGTAATCAGCAGGATCTTGTATGGCGTAATTAAATGACATTTTAGCAGTGTCGTTTTCTGTGTCTTCCTTGACTGTCACTTTGCCATATACCACAACTACGTTTTTCCATTTGCCAGTTTTTATCTTAACACCATAAAAATCAGCAAAGCTAGATCCATCGTTTTCTACTAAACTATAATCTGCTGAGGTAATATTAAGCACCGCGGGCCTCTTCTTCAATTACTTCGTCAAGATCAATCTCTAACATTGGCTTGTGGCCAATAGAATAGTGTGCTTTTAAGAACTCTTTAAAGTTAGTATTTGCAAAGATTGGTTCCCAGAAATCAGCGGTTAGAGTATCTTTCTCACGATACTTCTGATCCATCTGTTCACCCGTATTTTGGTCTACTTTAGCATACCAACCCATACTTGGTTTAGTAACATAACCACCTGCTAATCCAACTTCTAGTAGACCAGAGTATTGCTCGATGCCACCGTCCCACGATACGGTGATAGGTACCTTAGATTTCTCTTTTACAAAGCGTGATTTTTCTACATTGATCACAAAGTTATAGCCTTTGACTTCCTTGCCTTTCTTAACTTGCTGACGGCCAAGAATCCAGATGTTGTCTGCACTGTAGTAAATACCAGTACCACCAGATACGATAGCCTTAGGGAATAATCCAATCTCTTGATATGTATGATTGACAGCAAGCATTGGAATATTGCGCATAGTTAGATATGGTGTTACCATTCTAAATAAGCCTTTAAGTGCTTTAGCTCGAGACATATCTGCTACTGATTTTTCATCTTTAGCATCTTGCAATTCTTTCTTAGAAGCAAGGTTACCGATAGAATCGATTACAATAATAACTTTATCTTTACGTTCAATTTCTTCGAGTTGGTTTACAAGATCAAACTTGAGTTGCTCAACATCGACAATTGGTGTGTGTAATACGCGAGATGTATCAATACCGAATGACTCGAAGTAAGATTGTGGTGAACCAAACTCTGAATCATAGAATATTAGAACTGCATCGTCATGCTCTTTTAAATATGCACCTGCCATCAACAAAGCAAACGAAGTCTTAAAGTGTTTACTTGGACCAGCAAGAACTGTAAGGCCTGAGGTTAAACCACCATCGACATCGCCTGATAGTGCGATATTGACCATAGGTACTTCAGTCTTTACCATATCTTTTTCTGTAAAGAATACTGAGTCTTTAAGTACAGCTGTATCTTTGACTCGACTATTCTTTTTTAATCTATCCATTACGGACATTATGATCTACTCCTTGGTTGTTCCCAACCAGTTTGTGCTAGTTGTCTTTCTTTCTTACGCCATCTGATGATGGATTCTGCTTTCTGTCTTTTCTTCTTTGAGGTTGGCTTTTCATAGAACTCTTTTTCTTTTGCTTTCTGCAAAGTACCAGCTCGTTCTACTGCTTTCTTGAATTTACGCATTGCCACTTCAAACGACATTTCTTTTTTCTTGCCTTTTGGCCTTAAGTCTACGCTTGGCATATCTTCTCCTAGTTAATTAATGTGTTATTATATCACAGTTTCACTTGATTGTACATGGTTAAATGAAATATTTTGTTCTTTTTCTCTTTCATCTCGCTCGTACTGTGATCGGTATCCGTTGTTGATTTCAATGGCTTTAGCCAATAGTGTAAGTTTATCGCTGAACTTAGAAAAGGCGAGGGTATCTTTAGGGAAGCATGCTCCGCCATATCCTTGCTTTCCATCGAACCCTGGAACTTTAGTATGTGAAATACTAACACGATCATCAGCACCTACTGCCTTAATTACCTTATTAAAGTTTACGTTACCATGTGCGTTACATGCATCATATAGCTGGTTAAAGAAAGTTACTTTAGTTGCTAGGAAAGAATTAATAGCATACTTCACGAAACTTGCTTCTGCCTTACTTACGTTGAATGATGGACATGGAGTACACAAACTATACTCTTGGTAATATCTTTCTAATAATTCACATTGCTCTTCTTCACCACCAAAGATATGGAACTCTGGATTTACAAACTGTTCGCATGCAGATCGTTCAGTTAGAAACTCTGGATTGTATACGACGTTTGTCTGTGAATACTTGTCAATCGTAGATGGAGTGATGGTCGATTTAATCACGATTAAACCAGATACACCAGATAGATCTGACATTACTTCATCAAGAATAGCGGTATTAATATCACCGTCATCTTGCATAGGTGTAGGAACACAGATAAACGTAAGATCTGGATTCCAATTAGCTAGTGCTCTTACGTCTTCAGGTGTTGATCCATAGTTAGGGTCTAGGATTTTCTTTTCTACTACTGGATTGCTAAATCCATAATCTACTGCTTTGCCAACAAAACCGTGGCCAATAACTGCTACTTTCATTTAGCTCACCTCGTCATTTAATTGAAAAATATCTTCGTCCATAATGTGGTTTTGTGGACTCCAGCCAAAATTAAGTAGTATTGCAGGATTAGCACAGGTGTCATGCCTTTCTCCAGTTACTTCCATAATTGGCAATTTATGATCAGGCCAGATTTTGTCAGCGGCTGCTCTAACCGAAACTGGAGCTCCAGTACCAACATCGATAGCTTTTTCTTCTATGTTGTCGTAATTGTCTATGCATAAAGCAATAGCTGAGCAAACATCGTCAACGTGTGTCCAATCTCTATTATGATGGGTAAGATATTTTAGGTCCGGATTTTTATTTATTAATTGATCATATAGCATATCTTTTCTACTATTTGGCCCATATACTGTGTGGAATCTAAGTCCGATAGATCCTTCAGGTGCTAAAGCTTCCATTGCGTATTTAGTCGCAGAGTACGGAGATAACCACCATTCATATACAGACGAAGAAGATGCATATACTATAGGCACATTGTATTTTTTGCATGACTCAAATAAATACTTAGATGCTACAACATTTGTTTCCCAATATTGATTTGGTATTTCATGTGATCTACGGACACCTGCCAGTGCGGCAAGGTGGATTACCATATCATACTCGCTTAAATCAATTCCTTGAGTTTCTCGTATATCACCTGTAAACTCGGTTATATCGTAATCTAATTCATCTTTATATAGTTCAACAAACCGTGAACCAATAAATCCTTTTCGGCCATCAAAGGTAGCGCTACCTGTTAATAATATTTTTTTCATAAAAAGCTCTCCAAGCTGTTTTCTGTTCGTTCATAATCGTATTTTTGTGCTAAATTGTTTTGGAATAAGTATTTAGTATCGATCAAATCCCTTTGTTTATTTAGACAAGCTTGAACCTCTAGTGCCATATCCTTTGCTGTATAGAATGGAACGTTCTGGCAAATGTGATTATAGTTTTTCATTGGATCCACAACTTCAAGATCTGCAGGTAGACCCATAATAGCTTTACCTTCAGCAATTGAAAGATATCTATCTTCAACCGGATGTGCTACAACTTTAGGTAGATGAACTACGTATGCGCCAATATAGTTTACTGGAATGATTGTACCACGAAGCATAATGCCACCGCCTGATTCTAGCTTTTTATGTTTACGTCTAGCCTTAGCAGCTTCTCGCTCAAACTCAGGGAATTGATCCATCCACTCTGCAATAGTATTATGTTTAATTCCCATCTTAAGTAATCTAGATTCTACTGTTACTGATTTGTCTTCGTGAGCAACTGAGGCAGAATACTCAGCGTGAGTCATTCCATTATTGACAACCTCTAGCATATAGCGATAATAAGCATCGTCTTTACTTGGAGTTTTCTTATTTAAAATCTCATGTTGGAACGAGGTATCAGCATTAAGAATTAATTCTTGAATAGTTGGACGTTCTTTCTTAATATAGTTAAACAGTGGAACACTATCGTTAAACTCGTCTTTTTTCCAGAAGAAAAAGAAAGTACGCTTACGATATTGTGGGTTGCCGTGAAGCAAGCTTTTGGTTAGAAAGATAGAGAAATTGTAACCATGCTCTTGGCCGAGGTTGTAAAGTTTTTCTCTCATGAATCCACCAATCTTACCTGCTAGGCCTGGTGCGTTCTCACCCCATAGTACTTTTGGCTTAACTACTTTTAAGACGTACTCAGAAGATTTTTCCATCCATTGATTGTTTTGGTTTTCTTCACCGTGTGAATTGTGGTAAGTACTTAAACCAGCACAAGGGCAAACTGAAGAAACAACATCGACGTTCTCCATCGTAACACCATCAGGCAATTCATCAAGAACGTGATAAGGAACAT